GGACCGCATCGCCACGCTCTTCCACGTCACGGAGAAGGGCGTACGGGGCTGGATCACAGCCGGTATGCCGGTCGTGAAGCGCGGTACCCGCGGCGGTGCGCGCGAAAAGACGCAGATCGACCTGGAACAGGCAATCGACTGGTACTTCGGTGCGAACGTCGATTCCCTGGAATTGGACCGTCAACGCACCCGCCTTGCTAGTGAGCAGGCCGATAAGACCGCTTTGGACAACGCCGCGCGCCGCAAGGACTTAGCGCCATTATCGCTGATTGAGCGGGAGTTTGGCGTGCTGCTTGCGGAAATAAGGACGAATGCCCTCGCCATCCCCTCGAAAGTCGCCCCGGAACTCGAAGGCCAAGACTGCGCGGAAAGGCAGGCGACGCTCGAGCGGGTCGTCTTTGAACTCCTCGACCGCGCTGCCGGCTGGAGCCCGGGAGCAATTGCAGCGAGTGCGGGAAGCGCGGGAGCTGGCGCGCCTGAACCTGAGGCGCCCCCCGACGCTGACGGTAAGCCAGTGGGCAGACGAAAAGCGCCGCCTAAGTCCTGAGGCATCCGCGGAGCCTGGCCGCTGGCGCACCTCGCGCGCCGAGTATCAGCGCGGGATCATGGACGCGGTGACCGATGACGCCACGAGCGATGTGGTCATCATGACCTCCGCCCAGGTCGGAAAATCCGAAGTCCTGCTGAATATCCTGGGCTATTTCATCGAGCACCAGCCGGCGCCGATGATGATGCTGCAGCCGACCTTGGATATGGCAGAGGCCTTCTCCAAGGACCGGGTCGCGCCGATGATCCGGGACACCCCTTCGCTGTCGGGCCTGATTGCCGATACGCGCAGCCGCGACAGCGGCAATACCCTGCTGCACAAGCAGTTCCGCGGCGGCCATATCACTTTGGCCGGTGCGAATTCGGCGGCGAGCCTAGCCAGTCGTCCTATTCGGGTGCTGCTGGCCGATGAGGTCGATCGCTACCCGGTGTCAGCGGGGACGGAGGGCGACCCGCTCGCCTTGGGCGAGAAGCGCACGCAGACCTTCTGGAACAGGAAGCGCATCAAGTGCTCGACCCCGACGGTCAAGGATTTGAGCCGCATCGAGGCAGCCTATAACGAGTCCGACCGGCGTCATTACCTGGTGCCGTGCCAGCACTGCGATGAACCTCAGGTGCTCAAATGGGCACAAGTTCGATGGCCTGAAAAGTGTCCCGATGAGGCTGCATATCACTGTGCGCATTGCGGTGCTCAGTGGACAGAAACCGAGCGTCATCGTGCGGTTCGGAACGGATTTTGGCAATCCTCAGCACCGTTTCGCGGCGTTGCGGGCTTTCACCTGAACGAGCTTTATTCGCCGTGGAGCACGCTTGCGAAGATCGCGAACGAGTTCCTGGCTGCCAAGCAGCACCCGGAGCGCCTGCGGACGTTCGTCAACACGACGCTTGGGGAAGTCTGGGAAGAATCCCGCGAGGCGAAGGATCCACAGGTGCTGCGAGCCCGCGCGGAAGGTTACGAGCTGGGCACGGTACCCGCCGCGGCGCTGGTCGTGGTCGCCGCAGTCGATGTCCAGGGCGATCGCCTGGAGTGCTACCACTGGGGGTATGGCTTAGGCGAGGAAGCCTGGGTTCTGGACTTCCGCGTTTTCTACGGAGACCCCTCGCACCCGATCGTCTGGGACCAGCTGCTCGAGCACCTCGGCCGGCCCATGGAGCATGAACTCGGCGCGCGCACTGTCGCCCGGTCTGTTGCGATCGACTCGGGCGGTTTGCACACTCAGACCGTATACGCCTTCTGCCGCCACTACGCGCACCGCAATACCGAGTTCGGCGTGCAGCAGATCCTCGCTATCAAGGGCGCGAGCGAGGCCTCCAAGCCCATCATTGGCAAACCAACGGCCCAGGATGTCAGCATTAACGGCCAGCGGATCCCCAATGGGGTCCAACTGTGGCCGGTTGGGTCCAGTTCCTGCAAATCGCGGATCTATTCGCGGCTGTCGATCGAGGCGGCAGGTCCCGGTTTTGTCCATACGAGTACGCAGCTGCCGGAGGAATTCTTCGAGCAGATGGTCGCCGAGCGCCTGCACACCAAGTACGTGCGGGGCTTCCCGGTCCTGGAATGGCACCTCCCAAAGGGTAAGCGCAATGAGGCGCTCGACTGCGCGGTTTACGCGTATGCCGCGGCGTGCCAACTCGGTCTTGAAAGACTCAAAACCTCGGAGTGGGAAAGCCTGCGCCGGCGCATGACGGCCGATCGCAAGGAGGGCGTCCCCGAGGTGCGCGCGCCCGAGACCCCGCCGCCAGTTGCGCATTGGCAGCGCCTTGATCCGAACCGAAACGCATTCGGCCAGCAACGTAGCGGCAATTTCGCAACAAACTGGCGCAAGTAACATGGGATGGGAGCGATGACCGAATTCTGCAACCGCTGGTATGGCATCCCCGTCGATGTCCCGCTGAACCAGGCCTGACATGCCCCGCATCGCGACCGCAATCCCCGGCTCAGGCATCTCGGGACCTCCAGCCACGTTTCGACAAAATGAGACGATCCAGTGGCAGGACGTGCCCTTCACCGACCGGTTCGCGAATAGCTACGACTCGAACACCTATGCCCTGACGTACGTGTTTGCCGGTCCCTCTGCGGGGCCTTTGTCGGTCACCGCGGCCCCGGCCGCCACCGGTGGTGTTGAAGGCCTGCAGGGCGGCGGCTGGGTCACGACGCTGACTGCGACCCAAGCAGCCGCCTTCGTGGCCGGCAACTACTGGTGGCAGGCAGTCCTGACCGGACTGACTGCGGCATTCACGGCCTCCATCTCGGGCGTCAATCTGACTGTTCTGAGCGGACTCACCGGCACGATCGTGCAGAACGCGACCCTTGCCGGCGCGGGCATTTCGGCAGGCGTCACGATCGTTTCAGGCTCCGGCAATAACTGGGTGATCTCCCAGGCGCTGACGGTCTCATCCGAGGCGATGACCACGAACCTCGCCACCCGCATCGTGGCGTTCGAGGGGGAGTCGGCTGTCGAGGCGGATTTAGCCTCCCTTGCTGGCTCCTACGACGGCCGCTCGTACTGGCAGCAGATATTGGATGCGGCAACTCAGGCGCTGCTGCAGTTCCAGGCCTCAGGCGGGCGGCTCAAGGCCTACACCATCGCCGGCCGGTCCATGACCTTCCAGGACGACAAGGAAATCATGGCCATCGAGAATATGGCGCGCGCGCGGGTTGAGGCGGAAAAGCAGGCGGCATCCGGCGGCGATCGTCGCAACATCCGCGTCGGGTTCAACCGACCGTCCTCCGGTATCCCCTCCAGCAACAACATGAATTGGCCCTGGTTCTGACGTGAACCTGATTCCCAAATGGCTGCGGCGGGTATTCGCCAAGCCCCCGCGCGTGCCGCCGTTGGGCCAGCCGCTGATGAATCAGACCGAAAAGCGCATGTACGCCAATGCGGTTCCGAGCAGGTTTAATCAGGGATTCCCGAGCTTCAATACCTCGGAAGATCTGGAACTTACCTCATCCCTGCGCAACCTGCGCGCACGCTCCCGTGCGCTGGTCCGAGACGCCGGCTACGCCCAGTCCGCCAAGCGTGTCGTGGTGAACAACGTCATCGGCACGGGGATGCGGATGAGCAGTACCGTGGGAACAGCCCGCGGATCCCCTCGCTCGGCAGTGAATGATGCGATCGATGAGTCCTGGTGCGAATGGATGGAGGCCCAGAACTGCCACACCGGCGGTGAACTTCATTTCCACGACCTTGAACGCATGGCCATGGGTCAGGTGTTTGAGGCAGGCGAGGTGTTCATACGGCTATGGCCTTCAAAGTTTGGCCAGTCAGATGTGCCGCTCGCGCTCGAAGTCATCGAAGCCGAGCGCATCGTCGATGGGTATGCCACTCCCGCTGCTGTGTCACCCAATTCCGGCGGTGTCCGGATGGGTATCGAAACCGACAAATTCAAAAAGCCCATCGCGTACTGGATTCGTGACCTGCACCCGGGCGATATCCGGCTGAACTTAGAGCAGTCCGATGCGACGACTCGGGTTCTCGCCGAAGACATCATCCATCTGCGGATCATCAACCGCTGGCCGCAGACGCGAGGGGTTCCTTGGCTGCACGCCGCGGCCGAGAAGCTCCAAGATGTGAATGGCTACAGCGAGGCGGAGATCATCGCCGCGCGTGCGTCAGCCTCCTACATGGCGACGATCGAGACCACTGAGTCGGCGAATACGCTGGCCGATCAAGCGCCCGACAATACGTTCCAGACGAATCTCGAGCCCGGCCTGATCATGAAGCTGAACGCGGGGGAGAAGTTCAACGCCTGGGCGCCAAACCGGCCAGGCACGGCTTTCGATCCGTTCATGCGCTACATGCTGCGCGAGATTGCTGCTGCGGTGGGCGTTTCGTACGAGTCCCTCTCGCACGACTACTCGCAAGGGTCGTATTCCAGCATGCGCGTGTCGCTACTGGATGAGCGGGATGTATGGAAGGTGCTGCAGCACTGGTGGATACGGGCGTTCCGAAAGCGTCTGCACGATATCTGGCTGCAACGCGCGGTACTCGCCAAGGCGATACCGGAAATAAATCTGCTCGAGTACGGCCCGAACATGAAGAAGTTCCACGCCGTGCACTTCCGTCCTCGGGGATGGAGTTGGGTGGACCCGACCAAGGAAGTCACCGCCTACGTGCAGGCGGTCAAGTCCGGCTTCCGCACTGTCGAGAGCGTGATTGAGGAGACCGGCAATGGCACGGACTTTGAACTTGCCATGAGTCAGCGCGCTGATGAGCTTGCGGCCATGCGCGAGGCGAAGCTGGTCTTCGATACATCCCCCGAGGTGTACGTACCGGCGGAGTCGCGCGGCCAGGTGCTGCTGGACCCGGATACCGGGGATGTCGTCCCGGCCGCGGAAATTGCAGCCAAAGCAGAGGCGAAATTCGGTCCCAAGGCTGGACCGGTTGCACCGGCAACTGCAGAGGAGCCTGCCTCGAAGACTTCTCCGAAAGAACCTGAAGAGGAAGAGCCCAAACCGGCTCGCCATATCCGTCTGATCGACGGGAGGTAGACCCCAATGAAAGTCGAGATGAGCTACGACGAGGAAACTCGCGTGGCAGAGCTAACTTTTGCCTCAGGAAAGACGCTGCGCCTGTCCAACTGCGACCGCGCGCGTGCAGACAAGTTCCTGGAGCAGTACGCCCCGGA